ATCAGGATGAACTTGCTTTTTGGGATGATGACAGACGGCTGAACTTCTAGGTCATCCCGTTGGTCTTTAGTCCTACCGAACGGAACCAAGGTCTTATCTATCCCATCTTCTTTGCCTATCTCAATCGCAACTAACGCATCATTGAACTGAACAACAAAAAAACTAACACCAAGGTCAAAATCTTCTGCATACCGTCTCAGCTTTGAATACTTCATAGCGCAGAATCTCAAATCAGGATAATGATCTTTGTCGTTGTACCTTCTTCTAAATTCTATAAAGTGTTTTACTTGCTCGTTTTCGTACATTGCCCAATCAACGCCCCAAACGGCATCAGGCAATTTGTGTATCTGTTTTCCTGTTTTCGTTGCAAGAAATCTTCTTGCGTTGTTTTCAATCTCTAACATTGCGCTTGTCTCAAATTTTTGTCTGCCCATTTGCTTTTCCTTATTTTTAAGACAGCTCGGCTTTTTCCCTTTGCAAGCCACAACCATGCAGATCGTTAATCTGGTTAGGTCTGATGTGACTACATCCGAAGATGCGGTACTCATGTGCTTTCGCTTTCCTGACTAGACGCGACTCTAGCCAACCCACTTGGGTCTTTGCGTTTGGGACGTGAATCGGGTCAAGCCTAGACCTAAAACATGCTCACGGATTACTGCTTTCTGGATTGGACGCACAGTTAAACGCCACTTTCCATCGGCAGAAAAGCAGTTGAAGTCAGATTTAAAAGGTGGGAAAATTAGACCCGTGTCGGTTTGCGTCCGGTTCTAATCACACCTAACTCAAATCGGCCTTCAGGGACTGCCAATCCCGCCGACACATAAATACTACTCTAGTTCGTTTCCTCGATCAACCTGTTCAAATACCATTGGGCCTTTTTCAAGTCTTGCAGGGGCGCACCTTTGTATTTGTGCCGATGAAGATACTTGTGACAGTTACCCAAGAGATATGCACTGAATTGATTGCCCAGTTGTTGCTTGATGTAATCAATCGCCTCAATATCGCCCACGTTATAATGTGGTGGCTCATCAACAGCCAGCCACTTGACCTGATCCCACTCCTTCTTACTAGCATCGACCATTTTTCAACACCCTCCAAACTGTGTCTTTATTCCAAAGATGACCCCTTCGCGTTATCTTCTTTTTGTTCAGAATATCTACAATTTCGCGCAGGCAATGGTTTTTCTGTAAATCATGAATCATTCTTATGATTTCAATTTCTTCTGAGCAATCAACAAAATAATCATCAACGACCTTTTTTCCAAAACGTATGCTCCCGCCGTTATACATTCCTTTAGCTCGACGTTTTGCCAATCCTTTTTTGATCAAAATTGGATGAGCCATTTTTTCTATGCTGTGTACTTTCGCATGACATTTAAGACATAGATTAACAGTCTTCGTCCCGCCTAGTACACGGGGAACAACGTGATGAGCGTGGTCTGCTTGAACACCGCATTCAAAGCACACCAATCCTTTTCTTTTCGATTTTAATTCTGGCATTAAAATCCGCCAACATCTCACGATAATCTTTAGCGTATAGCTTAATTGGGGTTCGTTGATTTGCCAACATGCTATCAACGTGATCTTTTCCAAAGTTTCTGATCATAAACATTGTATAGACCTGTGCTGCTGACCCGTGTTTCATCCCGTACAAATTACAGCTTGGGCATTGCGGCCACACATTATCAGAATCTAGCGCATAGAAGGATGACTTACCTTTAGGCAAAAAATGCCCACCGTGAACAGTTGTATAGTGGCGAACTTCTCCGCAAGTCACACACTCACACATTCCGTCATCGTCAGATTCTTCGAGCCTTCTTAATAGCTGAAATGCCTTCAAGCATTTAGCCCTGAGCGTTTCGGGCACGTTGGAACTCGCTGTTCTTCGGATTGGTAAGTGTAACACCATGATCCAGACCCCAGTGAAAAACCTGTTCCATAAAAAAGTGCATTTCACCCTTGTCCAGTCCAGACGTAGACCTTAGCTGATTGGGAATGGTAGTGCTTCCAACTACCACGTCCTCGGTCCCTAGAAACTGGTTCTTCATCAACTTCTTCATCTGCTCCGGTGTAATCGGAACTTTCTTGGAAAAGTGTGCTGACATCTCGCCGCACCACATATGAAAAAGTGCGTTCTGGTTTAAAGACCTTGCAGTTGAATACGCTTCTAGCTTCCAAGCAACAGGTCTTTCATAGTTCCAGTCTTCCAAAGACTTTTTAAAAAACGCCAGAACACTATCAATGTCCCGACGATTTTGAATCAACCAGAATTGACCGTTCATTTTTTAAACTCATCCCAAAGATCTTCGATGATAGCTTTAATCTCGAACCATATTTTTTCAATCATTGCTTAACTCCAGAAAATCAAATGGGTGCATCTGCAACTGACCACAGACTTTATGAACCAGCGACAGCTTCGCATCTTCCCTGTACCGCCATTGGGAAACCTGTTGTTTAGTTATACCAAGACGGGTAGCGAGTTCGACCGAACTCACCCCCTTCTTGATCTGTGCAAGCCTCAAAGACTTCCCAAAATTAAAACGGCAAATCATCGTCTTCCACCGTTGCGCCTGAGTTGTAGACATCTTGAATCTTCCCAGTCATTACCGGCTGATTCCCTGACGCTTCACGTTTCCACAATGCGATATCAACAGTCTCACCCTCTTTAATATCACGATGAGCAACTACCTTACCGCTAAGGATCGGAGCTGTGCCGCCCTTGTCGCTTTTCCACAGACTAACTTTTCCACGATTGTCATATTCCATTATATTCTCCCTATCAGAGTTAAGTTGGTTTCAAGATCTTCCAGCAATTTATCAATCGCCGCTGAAAGTGAAGCGATATACTTATCGTCCCTTTTGACGTTCATAATTAGATTAGGCAAATCTGGGTGATAGCTCATAAACCAGTAGTCTGGCAAATCCATCAACCACATCGTACCTTGAACTTGAGCGTAATACTCTGAAGGCATTTCACCGTCTTTGTGATAGTCGATCAGATACTTAACGTGAGTGGTGTGCATCGGACACTTTATTTCTAAGCCAGCCAAATCTTGAATTAACCGATCAGGGCTGCAACCAACCGTCTCCTCATCGTTGGTTACAAACCCTACTTCTCGGCAGATTAAATCTGTTTGAAAGCTGAACACGTTCGCGGCTTCTGGCTCTAATTCGCGCCCACGCTTCATGTGAAAAGTATCGAAGCCTTCAAACCTTTTGCCAGACATCTTTTCTGCAAGCAGTTCGTGCATGTACTTTTCACTTGACGCGCTAGGCTTGCCCGTTGGCGTCAGAAGATCTTTAAATCGACTAGCACTTGGCACCCCAAGACGTAACGCAAACCAAGCCTCAGAGCCTTGTTCGACGTTGTGGATCTTCACTTTATCCTCCAAACTCTATACCCGTCAGCTACAACTCTGATACACGTCCGCATTGAAGCCTTAACGCTCATGTAATTTCGTATTCTGTCCGCAGCCTTTTTATCTTCACAAAATACTGAATCGCCAACCTCCATTTCATGAACCCAATGATATTTTTTGCTGTAACGCTTTTCAGGGATAGGAACACCTTTATCAATCTGCATTAGGAACTCCTTTTTGCTTCCGCTTTTTAGCCTGAAGCTGCTTAACAGCTCGGTCATATTGATCTTCAGAAAGCCCCTTAATGCTTTCAACGTTAAAGACCTTGAGGAATGATTGACGGTTTGATTTCGTAGAATCCAGCAGTGCATCGATGTGTGCAGCTTTCTGTTCACTGATGTTTTCGATGCCAAGCGTCAGATCTTGAGCGTCAGTGTCCTCGTCAGCACATATCGCCCACATGCTTTGCGCCTGATACCTCTTCAAATAGGTCGCCATGCTTCCAAGGTCTTGAATCGGATTTTTGCTTTGTGCTGGCAAAGAAACACTAGCGATCTGCTTAATCCACTGGCCGCTAGAATGCGAAATCTGGCTTGTGACAGCCACATTCCCGCTATAAGCCTCAACACCTTGAATAAAAGTTAGTTCGTGAGCTGCCGCCACCGGCCTTATACAGCTTAGAACAGCGGTTAAGTCAGCGTATTCATTTTTGAAGAAAGTGTTCTTCGTGTTTTTGCTTGGATTACGAATTTCAGACTGTGCCTTTGACAGCGATGCCGTTAGTTCGTTGATGCTTTCTGATTGTTCCATTGTCTTCTCCTTTGTTGAAACGATTACATAGTAAACGAATCAACTAAAGAAGTAAACAAAACAGACGATAGGTATCAAGGTTGTCTGTGGTATGATGGGGATTCTTCTCCCCGTGCCTCGGCACACTGGCCCACTTCGGTGGGCCTTTTAATATGTCCAGATGACTGGCGTGGTCTGGCGCATATCTACATGGATAAATCCCTTTGCAACGCCGATTCCACTGAATCCCAGCTTAAGAGCGTTTGAAACAATAATAAACCGCTGATGCCCACCGTTAACAGCAATATCAGCAGCAAAGCCTGTTGTGTGCTGTCCTCCACCATTAGGTTTCGCAGCTTCAATAGAATGCCTCGGGCTTCGGTAGCCAGATGTGATTTTAAACGGGAAACCACACTCAAACCTAAGCGCGTCCAACGCTGTAACAAATTCTTCTTTGATCCCATTTTCGCCAGTCTCGCTACATTTAAACTCGTCAAGTGTAAAATACTTAAACATCATTTATCCCTGTGTACTGCGTTTTTCTTTTCGTATGTCCTCATTGCCCCTAATCCTAGCATACCCATCAGGACGGGCATCATGGTTTCCAAAGGGACAAGGGGTATAACTATGTCTATACCTAACAAGGCTAGAACGAAGTTTGAAAAGGGTATGGTGATAAAATTACCAAACATTCCTAAGACACATACCCATCCCACTGCGGGCCGCCAACCTGACACAAAAAGCGACTTGTGAGCCGCTTCTACTTTGTTGACTTCTAGCTGTGCCTTAGCAAGCTCTTGAGCGTGATTCTGAGCCATTGTAGCGACTTCATGCGCTAACTTAGCTTTAGTGTCAGCATCAGGTATAAACTTGTCCAGAAGCCCTGTGACGGGGCCAATGAGCTTGTCTATCATTGTTTGGCTTTTCCTACGTTAAGCGCGAACATTTCTAGCACCTTGTAGATCTTCGCAATGATCTTGTTATCCTTTGGTGTAGGCGTTACTGCACAAATTGCGCTACACAGGGCTACCAGAGTTGTCGCTATTTCTAAGTATTCCAGCATTGTCATCTCCAATTTTACAGGCCGTTACTATCTGACCGTATGTTAGTTTTTTTGCCGCTGCCTCACATTCTTCTAATGTGTCGAACTCTATCCGATCAGGGTTCACCCAAGACCCGATCATAATAATCAGTATAAACTTCATTTAGCCTCGGTTAATTTTTCGTTATACAACGTATATAACGATTCAATTTTTTGTTCTGCCGTCTTAGATTGGGACTCAATCACCCCAAGCGTGACTTTAATTTCATTGATGCTATGTTGAAGATCGCGCAAATCTTTTGCGTGTTCTTTGTTTTGACCTTCTATGCTATCGAGCCTTGAATTTTGCTGAACATCAGCCGCAAGCAAACCTTCCTTCGGCCATGTGATTCTGAAATTTGAGTTCATGTCAATTTCAGCCTTTTGCATAAGCAGTTCATGGTTGTGCTGGGTGATTTCTTGATTCATCGTCACATACGCGGTCGAGGCCACCACTAGACCGAACGCTATCGCGATTAAATTTCTTAAGGGTAGGGTGATTAGGCTGGTGTCGCTAACGGATAAGTCAGTCATTATTTATTCCTGTTGTTAAACAGCTCAAATAACGTCCGAACCTTTTCTTTGATCTGCTCGATGTCTGAGTGCATTTTCGCCAGTACAATAACTAGCGTGACGAAGCCAAACGCAATGGGCCAAATAGTTCCAATCGCGTCCAACGCGTCCATAGCATACCTATTCTACCAGCTCACCCGCTGGTTCTAAGTCTTCTTTGATTGAATTGACGTAAGCCTGAAAGACTGTCTGCAATTCCTGCTGTTGAAGATTCATAGACCGGATCTGAGCGTTGATTTCTTGCATACGCGCAACCTTTGCCTTCACTTCTTCAGGCAAGTCATCAATCTCATAATCAGTTTCATCAATCCTTAGTGTCGCCATTTTCTTCTCCTTTTAACATTCCCTGAACGGTTCTTGATTCATAAATTCTTAAAGCCAACCACAAAATAGTCATACCAGCAGCAGCATCGGGCAACCAGCCAGCCAAAGACGCTATGCCGCCTGAAACGGCAACACCATCCATTACTGTCTTAGCTGCTTCGTGATCTACCACGGGACACCTGACGCTTGCGTTGGGTTTTTCTGAAGGTCTATATTAGCAGAAAGTGACGCTTCAATCGCGTCTTTGTCTAGCTCAGCCCAGCACCAAGATAGCGCCAATTCTTCAGAAATGCTGTCGTAGTCCACCCAGTCTGCACTAGACGGATCTGGTGTGAAACCACAAGTGCCGTAGTTGGTAGCTGAGTAAGTTACAGCCTCATCGCCTTCACCTACTGTTTCGGTTGCCGTAGCTCGCCAGTGGGCAACGACTACGCCACCGTCTGATAACTCACGTTCTAAAGTTGAGATTGTCCAAGTTGTCATGTTTGTCTCC